TCACATTTTATGGGTTCTTTATAATCACTTCTTTTCTTTTTTATTCCTGTTTGATGTAATGTTGTATTTATATGTGCTTCCCATCTGGCTTTTGTATTGCATTTAAAATTACATTTTTCACATATATACTTATTTTCTTTATTATTTATTTCCATAATATTTTTTATATATAAATATATTTTAAAATTTTTTATATTTTTAAACAAATATATAGAATTAATTTATTTTTTATTTTTTAAAAACCGAATTTATTTAATTTAATATAAATGATTTAAAAATATTTTATTATCTAATATTATAATATATATAAATATGAGTGTTCTTAAAAAACCTCCTGATAAATTTATTACTGTTAAATGTATTTTAGACAAAATAATTATTGATGATAAACCTAATTGTCAATTGAAAAAAGAAGATATTAAAAACATATTAAATGATACTTGCTTTAGAACTAATCAAATTGTTATACATACATACCAATTTTTAAGATTATGGATTTTAAATAAATATCACGCTAAATTAGACATACCTATTATCACAGAGGAACTCATTAAAATGGTTATGAATATATTAACAACTAAAGATAATAGAGGAAATAAACCTACTGATGAAAATTTAAAATTATTAAATTCTTTTAATAAATTTTATGAAGAATATTATAAAAATCTTAATTATGAAAATAAAATCAATGCTTCTTATTTATCTCAAATTATTAATTCTATGGCTACAGATATATTAACAAATATTGAAAATAATATTAAAATGCATTTTTTCAAATATATAAATAGATTTGTTTATTCTTCATTTAAAAAGATTAATAATGATTTATTAGAAAAAGCAAAAGAAGGGACTAAAACAGAATTAAGAAAACAATTAAATAAAGATATATATGAAATCAAGCAAGATTTAATAAATAACACATTAAAATCTAATGAAAAATATCATAAATGGATTAACTCTCACAGAGACAATATATTTTATAAAGATTTTATTAATTCCTATGAGTTTGATATTCAAAATAGTCCTCAAAGATATTTAAAATCAATGATTTATATGTGTTTAGAAATAGAAAAATTAGAAACAAAATCATTTCAATTTTTTCCTTTAAGAACTGATATAATACAAAAATTCACACCGATAGACACAAAAACTCTTATAGAATTATTTATTAAGAAAGACAAAAAAAAATATTTGGATGATGTTGAAGCATATAAAGAACCTATATGGTCTATGTTATTTAATATTGAAGATTCTATATTTAAACAATCTAATTATATATTTGATTATAAAATATATACTGATGGTTATTCAGTATCAATTCAAATGTTGTTAAATGACAAAGTAGATATTGAAAAACAACGAAAACAAAATATGAAAAATAAGAGAAAAGATAATAAAGAAAAAACTAAAGATATGACAGAAGAACAAAAAACAGAATTTAAAAAGAAATCTGATGAAGAAAAGAAAAAGCAAGAACAGGCTTATAAATTAAAATTAAAAGAACAAAAAGACAAAGAAAAAGAAGCATTTAAAAAATTATCAAAAGAAGAACAAAAAAAAATATTAGATAAAAGAAAAGAAGAAATTAGAGAAGCAAAAATATTAAATGGGACAGACTTTTTATATTTAGAAGATTTAAATGATAAACAATTGGAAGAACTAAAAAATAGTGATTGGGAAGTAGTCGATCCAGGGGTTAATACATTACTTCAAATAAAAGGTAAAAATGGTAAAAAATACAGATATACTAATAGAAAACATGCAAAATTAACTAAAAGATTAAAATATCAAAGACTTATTCAAAATTATAAAAATAAAAATGATATATCCAAAGTTGAAAATGAATTAACTAAATATAATTCAAAAACCTGTAATTTTGATAAATTTAAAGAATTTATTAAAAATAAAAACAAAATTAATGGTATGTTGTTTGAGAAATATAACAAAGAAATTTTTAGAAAGTATAAATGGTATGGATATTTAAATAGAAAGCATACTGAGACCAAGATGATAAAAGAAATTAAAAATACATTTGGTAAAGATTCGATTATTTTATTTGGCGACTTTAGTTTTAAAACTAATTGTCATAAAGGCAATATATCAACACCAAACAATAGATTAAAAAGATTAATCGGAAAACAAATGAAAGTATATAATTTAGATGAATTTAGAACATCAAAATTAAACCATAAAACCGAAGAAGTTTGTGAAAATTTACATTTACCTGATGCTAATGGAGTAATCAGAAAATTACATTCTGTCTTAACATATAAAATGGAAAACGGACAGATAGGATGTATAAATCGTGATGAAAATGCAGTAAATAATATGATAAAAATTGTAAATCATTATCTTGATAAAAAGGAAAGACCCTTAAAATACAGAAGAGATTATGATTTAGAAAAAGGTGAAATTAAAAAAGAATTAAAACAAAAGGTTGTAACCTCCAGCAAAAAAGGACACTGCAAATTGGGAGGTCAAGTATCAACCAAGCCCGTGATGGGTGCGATTACACTAAATTAACTGAAAAAGTGTCCCGATTTTCAGTGAAAAAGGTGTAATAAATTAGGATGATAAATTCCTAACCAAACAATATATGAGATTAATATTGTTTATATAACTTCGAATGGATTATCAATTCCATTAGAACCTCAAATTATATTACACCTTTTTCACTGAAAATCGGGACACTTAATTATTTAGTTTTTTCTTCATATTTATTTATAAAATCATTTGCTTGTATAAATAAATAATTAAAATAATTTTCTAAATGTTCCTTAGAAACTTTATTTTTTATAATATAATCTAAATCATTTTTTAATTGTTCGTAATTATCTGGACTTCTATTTTTTATATGACTTTTTAATTGACTAAATAGATTTTCGATAGGATTGAGAGAAGGGTTATAAGGAAGCGAATATATTATTTTATTATCTGAGTTTATTATATTGTCCTTTACAAATTGTGATTTATGAAATCTTGCATTATCTAATATTATTAAATGTTTTGTATATTTATTTTTAATAAGATCATTATAAAAAGTATTAAATTTTTCTGCATCTATTCCACCCCTATCTTTATATAATTTATATCCTATTACTTTACCATTTTTGATTGCACAAATAAAATTAAATTTAACAAAAGGATAAGTATAGGTTGTATCATAACATCTACTACCTTTTTGACATCTCGCATTTGATTTTTTCATATTTAAATAAAATCCCGTTTCGTCAATTGATATTATATTGTCTTTACCTATCTTTTTAAGTTCTTTATAATATTCATATTTATCTTTTTTAAGAGTTGATAATTTTTTAAGTGGATAATATTTTGTTCTTAATTGCTTGTATGTTATATTTAATTTATATTTGATAATATAATATAAATATGTTATTGATATTTCTAATTTAAATTTTTGATTAATTTTTTTTTTAATTTTACCTAAAGTTATAGTGTTATTATTTTTTAATAATTCTTTTATAAAAATTAAAATTTCATTTGTAATTATACTTTTTCTTTTTTTATAAGTTTTTTCAATCTTACCTGTTTCAAAATATTCGTCTAACCATCTTTGAATTGACGTTTTGCTACAATCTAATAATAATGACACTTTTCTAATACTTTCAATTTTTAAATATAATTTAACCGCTATAATTTTAAAATCAATTGAATAATGACTTGTCATATATAAATAAAAACATAAAAAATATATATAATAAATATAAATAAAAACATAAAAAATATATATAATAAATATAAATAATGCTAGATTATAGACATAAATATATGAAATATAAAACGAAATATTTAAAACTAAAAAATATGAATAATCAAATTGGTTCAGGTAAAAATATTTTTGATAAAATAAAAATAATAAATAAAATTGGTAGTGGTTTTCAAGGTGAAACATATTTGGTGAAAATTGACAATAGAGAATTAATACTTAAAAGACAAAAAATAACTTATGATGAATATATAAATGATACATTTAATAATCAAATTTATAGAGAAATTGAATTTTATAAATGGATAAATAAACTCAAAAAAAAATAAAATATTTTTTATGAAAATGATTAGTTATAGAAAAAATTATTGTGATGAGGATATAATATTAAAAAATAATTTTGTATCTGAAAAACTTAAAAATTCAAAATATTGTTTAGAATTAATTTTAGAAAAAAAAGATTATACAATTAATAATAATTATGATTTATTAAGCAAGACTGATTTATTGAATGGATTTATTCAATGTTTAAATATTTTAAGGTTAATGCATAAATCAGGTTGGATACATACTGACACAAAATGTGATAATATTGCTTTTAGTTTAATACATAATAGAAGCGAAATAACTATTAAAAATTATGGTAAAATTACAACATCTTATATTTTTAGTTTAATTGATTATGGTTCAATATTAAATAAAAATGTTGTTTATGATGATTTAAATTTAAATAAATTTATAAAAGTAAATATTGATTATGACTTATATTTTTTAATTGAATATTTTTTATTGAATAATTATGAATTATATTATAAAATAGATAATTGGCAACATAAAACAAATAATATTTACAATATAATTAAATTAGTTGATAAAAAAATATTTTATAATGTAATATCTTTATTAAAGGATTTTTCTTATAATATTGATTTAGACACATTGGAAGATAAAAATAATATGTTTTTTAGAATATTCGGATGGGAATTTTTACAAATTCTACAAATAAAACATAATAGTTATTTTTACGAAATAATAAATGAATATTATAAAATTAGTATTAAACCGAAGAATATAATTAATTTAGAAATAATTTTTAGTATTAAACAAAATTATCAAAAATATAAAAATATATTTGAAATTTTAAAAAATATTAATTATTTAGATAATGATAAATAGTGTTTATGTTTTTCAGTGTTATTATGTATTTCAAATGAATCTTTTGAAAATGATCCATAATCACAATATTTACAATAATGGGTAAATTCTTTTTCTCTATCTTCTTTTGTTAAATGTTTATTTAATTTATGTATTTTCATTGTTGTTATATTTTTTGTTTCATAATCACATTTTTCACATTTATAAGGTTCTTTATAATCACTTCTCAATTTTCTTTGACCTGTTTTATGTAATTCAGTATTAATATGTGCTTCCCATCTTGCTTTTGTATTACATTTAAAATT